TATAGATGAAGAACTAAAGAATTATTATTCAATTCATAAATGGATTAGAACGTATGGACTCTCTGAACAAAGACTTCCTGAAGGATCACCAGATGAGTATTCTAATGCAAGACTCTTTATTTTAACATCACATAATAATACAAATCACATAGTAGAATTTAAAAATATGTTTCCTGTGAGCTTGTCAGGAATACCATTTGATGCTACAGTAGGAGATGTGGATTACTTACTTGCTGACGTTACGTTCAAGTATGAGAAGTATGACATACTCAATGAGAAATTTCAGAAACTTGAATGAACTTTGAATCCCTTCGTAATAAATTTGAACAACTAAGAGAAGAATGGAAAGAGGATAGTCATGTAGACTTCCAGTTCAAAAACAAACAATATAGTGCTGACCTAGCTCAGGTAGCACTTGACATTCCTTTCTGCCATAATAAATACTTAAACCACTACACTGATATATCTCAGATTAAAACCTCACTTGAATTTGAAATTCGTAAACTTGTAAAAGAGAAACGTGAGTATTATGGAGGCGAAGCTGACGCAAAGATATATGCCGAGAAACCATTCGGCAATAGTATCAAGACATCTGAAAAGATGAAAGTCTATCTAGAGTCTGATGATGAAATCATTAACCTAGAGGCCAAAATAAAATTCCTTGATCAAATGCTTTATTGGTTAGATCAAGTAATGAAACAAATTTCAAACAGAGGTTTCCAAGTCAAGAGTGCTATTGAGTGGGAGAAATTTATTAATGGACAGTAATGACTCACCTCTTAGTCAAGAAGAAGAATGAAGTATACATTACTATTCATTCTCCAGAGGAACATATACACCGTGAATTAGCAGACTACTTCACTTTTGAAGTACCTGAAGCAAAATATTTAAAAAAGAATCCCAGATACAAATACTGGGATGGAACCATTCGTTTATATTCTCCTGGTACTGGATCTTTATATCATGGCCTAACGAATCATCTACACTCGTGGGCGGATGAGAGGCAGTACGAAATAGAGTATGAGAAAGATGAGTGGTATGGTAACGTACATGAGCAGAATGATTTTGTATCACCTCGTGGTGTTAAATTATTCATGGATAAGATATCCAAAATAAAACCTCGTGACTACCAATACAAAGCAGTCTACGAGGCTATAAAAGATAATAGAAAGTTACTTCTTTCTCCTACGGGATCTGGTAAGTCTCTTATGATCTATTCCATAGTCAGATACTATGCTGCTACCAACAAGAAGACGCTCATCATCGTGCCTACTACGTCTCTCGTAGAACAAATGGTCAACGACTTTTGTGACTATGGTTGGGATGCGGAGGAATACGTCCATAAGATTTACAGTGGTAAGGATAAGAATACAGATAAAAAAATTATTATATCTACTTGGCAATCTATCTACAAATTTCCTAAGAGATATTTTGATGATATAGATTGTGTCATTGGTGATGAAGCACATCTATTCAAAAGTAAATCATTAACTGGCATTATGACTAAGTTGCATAATGCTAAGTATAGATTTGGTTTTACTGGTACACTAGATGGATCTAAGACTCATAAGTGGGTACTTGAGGGCCTATTTGGATCTTGTGATCGTGTCACTAAGACAGATGATCTCATTAAGAGTGGATACCTGTCTAAGTTTAGAATCAAAATCCTATTATGTCAACATGCTCCTCAGCATTTCGAGACATATCAAGATGAAATAGATTATCTATGTGAACATAGAGGTAGAAATAATCTAATTAAGAATCTAGTAAAAGATCTAGATGGCAATACTCTAGTACTCTTTAATTATATCGAGAAGCACGGAGAACCATTATTTGAAATCATAAATAATTCTGTAGATCGTGATCGTAAAACTTTTTTCGTTCATGGTGGCACGGAAGTTCAAGACCGTGAAGAAGTCAGATTAATTACGGAGCAAGAAAATGACGCGATTATTGTTGCCTCTTATGGCACTTTCAGTACTGGGATTAACATTAAGCGGTTGCACAACATCGTCTTCGCCAGTCCCTCCAAGTCCAGAATTAGAAATCTCCAGTCCATCGGGAGGGTACTTCGAGTCGGTGCTGGAAAAGAAGTAGCAACATTGTATGATATAGCTGACGACATAGGTGGTCAGAACTATACATTAAAACATCTCAACGAAAGAGTTAACATTTATAATGATGAAAACTTTAAGTATGAGGTGATTAGAGTAAACCTTAGAGCAAATTAAAATGACAGAAGAGGAATTAAAAAAAGCAGAAGAGGAATTTTTTGCTACTGTTAAGCTCATTTCAGGTGAGGAAGTATTAGCACAAGTTTGCTATCTTCCAGACGAAGATAAGGTTATATTAAATAGACCCCTACAGGTAGAGTTGGCCAAGCAACGTAAAGGTAATGTTGAGATTGCTGGATTCTCATTGAGAGAGTGGGTCGCCGCGACGTTTGATGAAATGTTTATTGTAAATAGAAATCATATTCTCACAATGAGTGAGTTGGATAAAAATATCGAACTCTTCTATCATCAAACTCTTGGACGGATAGAAAACGGAAAAAACCTGACCCACGGAGCAAAGAAACTCCCACGTAAGTCAGGTTACTTAGGTTCTATCAGAGAAAAAAAGCAAAAGCTAGAAGATATTTTTAAAAAAAGCTAAGGCTCTTATATCCCTTGAACCCTTGACAGAGTTATTGTACTGGGTTTTCTGGGTCTTGTCAAGCCCCCCTTTACAAACTACCTTCAGCGTGCTACACTATATCCAGTGACGATGATCATTGTGGCAAAAGTAATGGCAAGAAAAAAGACTGAATACTACGTTAATAACAAAGAATTTTTGGCTGCGATAACGGAGTATCGTCAGAAAGTTCTTGCTGCAAAGGAGTCGGGTGCTCCCCGACCTCGTGTAACCAATTATATTGGTTCCTGTTTTTTAAAGATTGCTACACATCTATCATATAAGCCAAATTTTGTCAACTACATGTTCCGTGAGGATATGATATGTGATGGAATAGAAAATTGTTTACAGTATATTGATAACTTTGATCCATCCAAGAGTACTAATCCATTTGCCTACTTTACTCAAATCATTTACTATGCATTCTTGAGACGTATTCAGAAGGAAAAGAAACAGTTAGAAATTAAAGGAAAAATCCTTGAACGTTCTGGCCATGATGAAGTTATGCATACTGACTCATATGATGGTACAATGTCAGGTATGAATGCATCATATTCTGATATGGGCAGCATTAAAGAAAACATTGAAACTAAAATGAACCGATGAATATACTAGAGGTACAACTTGCAGTAGTAAAAAAACTAAGAGAATTATATCCAGAGTACAAATCAGTTTACAGTATTAAAACAGTTCTTCTATGAAGATAGCAATTATTACAGATCAACATCTAGATGGTCGTAAAGGATCGCTAGCTTTCTGGAACTACTTTCAAAAATTTTATGATGAAATATTTTTTCCTACTCTCGAACGAGAGAATATCACTTGCGTCTTTGATTTGGGCGATACATTTGATAACCGAAAGTCTATGGACTATAATACTTTTGCTCGGATTAAGGAAAATTATTTTGACAGACTTGCAAGGTATGATGTACACATGATTCTTGGGAATCATACAACGTACTACAAAAATACTAATAAGATTAATTCACCTGAATTATTATTAGAGCAGTATAAGAATATAACTCTGTATACTGAACCAAAAGAATTACAGATTGATAGCAAGAAGTTTATGATGCTTCCTTGGATCAATAGTGGTAATAAAGACAAAGCAATGAAATCTTTAGATGATACGGATGCTACTATTGTATGTGGACATCTTGAGATTAATGGATTTGAAGTCACACCTGGCATGTTCTATGAAAATGATCAAGCATTAGGTGTTGATACATTTAAAAAGTTTGAACGTGTATGGTCTGGCCATTTCCATCACAAATCAAAGCGAGGTAATGTACAATACCTCGGTAACCCCTATCAGATGTTCTGGAATGATTACAAAGATAGTCGTGGGTTTCATATATACGACACTGAAAGTAATAGACTCAGATTTGTGGAGAACCCCCATCAAATTTTTGAAAAGATTTATTACAGGGACACAGAAAACGACTACAACAAACACGATGTGCAGTATTATAAAGACAAGTTCATCAAACTTGTGGTCGAAGAAAAACGGGATTACCAGATGTTCGAGACACTGGTTGATCGTTTATACAATGTAGGAGTTCATGATGTTAAAGTCGTAGAAACTCTAGTACATGATGATGAGATAGA